TAGCCTAGTAACTATTGTTGCTGCTTTTGTAACATCAGTCCGTTGGCTTGTTAAGCATTACTTGAGCGAACTTAAAACAAACGGCGGGTCATCTTTACGCGATCAAGTAGATAGATTAGAAGTGCGTGTTGATACCATCATAGAAATGTTAGATAGGTAACACTTATCCTATGGCACGCAGAAAAGTCATAGACGTAACAGACTACTCAGCCCTGGATCAATACTGCATCGGCCTCAATGAGTATTACAAGTCATTACGTAGAGCAGGGTTTAGTTGTGATCATGCACTTTATATGATTACCGCGCCACAGACTTATCCAGCAACAATCTTGCCTAGTCCTAATTGGCTGCCAGATATGCCAGATTACTATGACGATGAGGATGACGAGTAAGTGAAGATTGTGGTCGTGTCCGATCTTCAAGTACCTTTTCAAAGTCCGGTCATGGTCAAAAATGTGGCCACATTTATCCGCAAGTTTAAACCAGATGAGGTGCTTTGTGTTGGTGATGAAATGGATTTCAATACCATATCGCGTTTTAGCAGCGGCTTTGACGAACACTCACAGACAATCGGCAGAGACAGAGACATGTGCGTTGATGTCATGTATGACCTACAGATCACACAGCTCTCACGAAGCAATCACGGAGCGCGGCTCTTTAACTCCCTTTCTACTAGACTGCCTGGACTGATAGGCGCACCCGAACTAGAGATAGAGAACTTTCTTAGATTGCCAGAGTTAGGCATCAAGTATCACAAGAAGCCTTACGAGATACCAGGAACAAACTGGATTATGGTGCATGGTGATGAGCAGGGCATCAAGCCACATGGCGGTTTAACGGCTCTAGAAGCCGCTAAGAGACACGGAAAGAGCGTTGTGTGTGGTCATACTCACCGGCAGGGTATATCCTCTTATACGCAATCCTCAGGCGGTTTAGAGGTATCTAGGCTTACGGGCTTCGAAGTAGGGCATCTCATGGATACACGCTCAACAGGGGCTAGTTATACCAAAGGCACGTTTAACTGGCAGGCAGGCTTTGGCGTTATGTATGTAGATCGTAAGCGTGTCTTGCCTATTGCCGTTCCCATCGAGAAGGATGGCTCATTTCAATTTGAGGGCAAAGTCTATGGATGACCCTTGTTGTGGCGAGGAATGGCTCGGATATGACGAAGATTTCGTTATCAAATCGTTATCAAAATATGCCATTATGAGGTTGAAATAGCCTGAATTAAGTGCGACCCTTTAGGTGTTGGCGAAGCACAGTAGCTGACAATAAGGGGCTACAAATGGATCTAACAGCACTTATCAGAAATGATTACTACTGCGGGTTTTGCTGCTTACCTATGGGCGAGACACATTGCTTTGGTTGCGGGCGTTATGACGGCGCAATGACAACAACAGAATACAAGAAGTTCCTAGAAGTAACAGGCCAGTCATGATAGACCTAACTTACTTTGAAGCTGTAGGACTTTTATGTTCAAGCCCATTAGTTATATATGTTGCATATTGGCGTGGGTGGAATAGAGGCAAGCGCGAGGGTTATCATGCTGGCCGCGCTATTGCACGAGCAGCGGTAAAAAATGATTGCTAATGAACTCCTTACTGAATCTACCAAACTCTTGTATGACAGAGGTTTGCAGTATGGAGACCCAACTGCTAATCACATACGAATCTCGCAATTATGGAGTGCGTATCTCAATCGTGGAATCGAACCTCACGAAGTCGCAATCTGTATGGCACTCGTCAAAATCTCGCGTTTGTCTGAGCAAGCAACGCACCACGATTCATACGCAGACGCTATCTCATACATGGCGATTGCAGGACATATCGCACTTACCGACTTCGACAACGATCTTGATGCTTACTAAAGCAAAGGCCGGTGTCTGGTGCGACTACTGCAAAAGCAGGTGGGGCATACACAATGACAAGGGAACGACACAAGCTGCGTGGACAGTTCACAGCGAACTGCCTAAGTCTCATGGCCGCAAGCGTTCTTATTGTAATGACTGCGTGTTGGAAGTATCTAAATGGGCTGATGGCACATACTTCAACCTAGATCAACAGATTGAATATGCAAAAACTAACAGCAACATTAAACAGGGAGTATTAAATGGCCTTTGATTTATCACAATACGAAACAGTAGAAGTTCGCCTGGACAAGTTTATTGCAGACTTCCCGGACTTCAGGATTGCAACAGAAATGGAGAGTTTTGCAAATGATAGATTTATTGTTAAAGCGTATATATACCGGACTTTTGCAGATGGTGTTGCGTTCGCAACCGGATACGCTGAAGAAAAGATTACTGATCGCGGCGTTAATGCAACTAGCGCATTGGAGAATTGTGAGACTAGCGCAATCGGTAGAGCGCTTGCAAACGCAGGTTATGCAGCTAAAGGAAAAAGACCAAGCAAAGAAGAAATGGGAAAAGTCATTAGATTAAAAAATGACCAGGCGAGTGAGGCAATAGCAAATGCACCGCTGGCCATCAACAATACCTGGGATGAGTTTGTTAGTGCAGAACCTAAGCAACCAGTTGTAACACTAGCTGACGCAGCTGAGATGGTGCAGCAATCCTTTGGCGATGCAGAGCCAATTCCAACATGTCAACATGGAGAGCGCACAATCAAGTCAGGCATTACTAATGGCAAGGCTTGGCGTGGTGCGTTGTGTTCAGGCAAAGGACTGCAAAAAGCAGACCAATGTCCAGCAATTTGGTATGTCTTATCTAAAACCACAGGCAAGTTCCGATTACCGGAAGGAGTTGAATAAATGGGTTATGCTGAAATAGTCAGACCAGATGGCACAGTCGAATTCTACGGCGATGTGCCAATGCTAGTCTGCCAAATGTGTAACAATATCCCAGATCAGGATGAAGGCGTTTGGACAGTTAGTCTATCACCGCTGCAATGGCAATGCGAGAAATGCCATACCGTCAATGGCTAATCATCGCAAGCACAGGGGCTACAAGACGCAACGCGTGGTGGCTGACTGGTTGAGGCAATGGTATCCCTATGCTGAATCTACTGGGGCTGGTAGAAATGGCGAGGATATAACAGGGATACCATTCTCAATAGAAGTTAAAGCGCGTTCAGACTTCTCACCACTAGCATGGATTAAACAAGCTGAGAGCAACAAAGGTGGTAAAATTGCCTTTGTAGTTAGCCGCTGTAATGGACAGGGCGAAAACGCTGAGGAGTATTTAGCCTTCATGCGGCTTGGTGATTTAATGAAGTTACTTCAAGACCGCGCACCTAATAATGAACCTACCAGATGCAAACAATGTGGATCATGGATGATAGAAAACGCCATTTGCCACACTTGCCAACAAGGGGGAATATCACTTGCCTAGTTATGAATACAGATGCGATATTTGCACAGAATCTATTGACAAAGACTTTCCCATTACAGCTCAAAAGCCGGACAATATAGGCATCTGCACTTGTGGTGGGGTGTTCAAACGCATATACCATTCAATACCGACACACTTAAAAGGCACAGGATGGGGGAGCAAGCCTTAAATCAACTAAGCAATATCGTCTCAATATATGAGATGACACGCCGAAGGAGAACGCTCAAATGAACAATGGATTTGACAAGGGCAATACACTTAACTTGCTAAAGTGCTTCAGGCACTTCGCGCAAGCCGCAGCGCGGATCGCTTGCGCAGTAGTAAGTGTTCTGGGGATACTATTCATTAGCGCGGCTAATGCATCAGCACCAGTAAAGACTGGTCTCGAAATACAATTAACTCCCAAACAATATGCAAAACAGGTTTTACCATTTCATCAATATCAATGCGCATTAAAGCTCTATACAAAAGAAAGTAATTGGCGGCCTAACGCCAAGAACGGTAGTCATTATGGAATACCACAAGGTAGGTCTATATATCTAAAGACTGCTGATCCCATAGCACAAGTGCGTTGGGGTATCGCATATAGCGATGCACGTTACGGTAGTATGTGTCAAGCATTAAAACACTTTAATCGTAAGGGCTGGCACTAATGGGTGATAAGCATTTAAGTAGTGCAGCATGGAAGCGACAACGTCTCATAGTGTTAAGGCGCGACTGTCATATATGTGCATATTGTGGTGAAGCAGCTAATGAAGTAGATCATGTGCAACCACGTGTGCAAGGTGGGACTGATGATGAATGAAAGTGGACTTCCTCTGCGGCCTGGTCATCAGCTACTACTACTGATCGCGTGGTTGTTATTGTGTAGTTTGCGCTTGAGATTGTCATTTCTTAGGGGTCGCATATCCAAATACTCCGGCAAGGATAGCCCAGAGAACAGCGCGGTAATCAAGTGAGAAGTTGCTTGCAGCCCAAGCTGCTAAGAACGCACCGGACATAAGGAAGTAAGGATTTTTCATTGTTTGCTCCCTAGCATAGGTATTTCAAAAAAAGAACCATCCGTGTCAGCCTTACCTTTATTGAAGGAGACGTGGATATGGCTAGTGTGTGGGTTGCTGCCGCTGTATTTACGCCATTTCCAATTAAGGATTCGGCTAGCAATCTTGTGGTTATGTATGACATAAGATATTCGTTTAGCAGGGTCAGACTTCGCATATGCACGAATTTGATTAGCCAGGTAGATACTTTCAGATTTGTGGTCTGTGAGGTCTGCGTCAATGTCAACGGCACGAACCCAGCCCGCAGCATCAGGCGTATGATCTGATTTACTGTCATGCTTAGCGTCTCCGATTGTGCCGTCAGTTCTACGGTCGCGGTTCGGATAGATGTCATCTACTTGCTCACGCAGCTGGATAACGCTTTTACTTAAGCGGGCTTTCACGCTAGAAGCAAGGCCGCTTCATCGGCAGTAATGCCTAAACGCTCTAGTAATGCAGCCTTTTCATTTGCCTTGACTGCAATTTGAATTCTTGCAGCTTCCATTTCAGTTTTGTCGGATTCATATTGTGCTAACTCTTTTGCGTTCATTTCTCTTTCAACAATTTCATCTGTTTCAGCGTTATGAATTTTAATTGTCGGATTCATATTAGTTAACTCCATATACATAATAAGTGCCGCCAGCAAAAGTGCCACCGTCAGCTAAGAAAGTAAGTCCGGTAATTGCGCCAATTTGATTATAGATACCATTTGCGCCAGTTAATTTTCCAACAGTAGTTGAATCGGCGTTGGAAATTGAGTAAAACTGGACTATTTTCATTGTTGAGGTATTAGCATAGTTTGGGATGTCTATGCTAACAAGCACGTTGGTTGCGGTTGCCGGACAACCATCGGTTAATCCGTTAATAAAAGTTGATCCATAAGTTGTGGATGCTCCAAAATAAGTGAATGCAGTTCCTGAATGGCGGTTAGCCGTAGCATCATTATTTATTCTTAGTTGCAAATTTAAGCCAGCTGAATTGCCTCGGTAACCATTTATTATTACCTTTAAGTCTTTATATGATCCAGATAAACTTGATATAACTGTTGATGACCCAGAAAGTGTGCCAGTTGCTAATTGCGTCATTGACCCACCACCCGATGCAGTAGCCCAAGCCAATCCCGTTGCTGCCGTTGAATCGGCTGTTAATACTTGTCCATTAGTTCCAACGCCTAAACGCGCATCGGTTGTTGAATAAGTATATAAATCGCCCTTAGTTGTTAAGGGTGATGAACCGCCTGATTTTGTTACCCATGCTGAACCTGAATACACTTGGATAACATCTGTGTCTTTCAAATAACTAGTTTGCCCTTCTTGTGGTGAGGTTATTGCGGCAGATCTAGCTGCTGCATCTGCAAAGACTAAAACGCCCTGCATCAAGTAACCGTTTGTGTCTCCAGCTGTCAAAACATCGCCGGTAACAAACGTCTTAAATCCTAATCCTGCTGCCATCTTATCCCCTTAATATGTCATTACTGACGTGCCGATTATACCGTATAAAGAACTGCCTATGATGAAACTGTCAATGATTGGCTCTGATGTTACAAACGTGGTGTTCCACGTTGCTGGAGTGATTTCGTGTGCCACTCCCATACATTGCAAAGTCTTGTCTATAACTGTGCCGTCTTGCCCTACGTTCTTGACTTGGATGGTGTCAAAGAAATCTAGGGTAAGGGCAGCGGTTGTGCCAGCCGCATAGTCAGCGGTGTTTAGATCAAGAGTGAGGGCATCAACCCGTAGAGTGGTCTCTGCCCGTGTCGCAGTGTAAGCCTGGGCTATATCTAAAGCCTGTGCGTCTGTCTGAACTAGCAAATCTGTAGCTGTGTAAGAGTGTGGGAAATACTTGATTTGACTGGCTGTGTTGCTGGCAGTTTGGGCTGTGCCACCTGCACGAGTAATACTGGTTGTGTTAATAATCAATTTATCATCCAGCGCAGTCACTATATTTCGGTAATTTATGCCCGTGCCGTCATTGCTAAAGAATGTTGGATTAGCACCAGACTTAGCCTGGATGGATGCCCGGCTTAAAAACTCAGCGTTGCCAGATGGTTTAATGTAGAACGCACCTTGCTCACTAAACTCCATGTTCTTAATGGCTTGAAGCGAAGTGCGAGAAGTGCCAGGGTCAGCTTGAACAGTAGTTGAACCTGCCTGAATGCTACGCATAGATGTAGGAAAGCCGATTGTGTCCAGGATGTCGGTTACACGGCTGCCTGTAGTCTCACCAGCGGTTGCGCCTGTAACGGTGGTTATGTTGGACATGTTGAGCAAACGGAAAGCGTCTGCTAGTTGTATATCAACGTAACCTATGTTCTGCTCTTTATCCCAGGTGTAGTTATAGGCAGTGGTATAGCCTGAAAATAAGAATTCTTCATCAGCTGAGATACGCACCTTGCGCAGTGGCACTAACTTGCCAAAGTAAGGTGATGATGGGTTAGTTGGGTTCCAATCGCCATTCTGATCTAACACTCTGACTGTGGCTATACCAGCCTGAAATTCTTCTTGCAAAAGGTTATAGCCACGTCTAATTGAAACTCTATTAACTTGATTTGAAATATCTATTGTGTCAGCAGCAGCATCTGCCAGCGTATTTGTGCCAAGAATTCCCTGATCCAAAATAAACGGATAGCCAAAAGTTGCACCAGAGGTAAAATCAAATACAACAACTAGGGTTGGTGTTGCCACTAAAAGCCGCCAGCCCAGCTAAAGATAGGAGAGTAATTGTTGCTGTTGCCGTTGGCTGAGTTGTCAATAACCGCTGCTGCTACTCCTGCTGCTGCAGCCATTGGATCCATAAAGATACGGATTTCAGTTGGTGTTAGTGATCTGTCATATTGAGAGTAACCACCATTGATAGGGCCGCCTCTAGCATCAAGTCCTGCAAAATCAGGATTTCTAGCATCTGCTTCAGCAGCGGCAGAGTCTATTGCTAATAACTGCTCAGGGGTTAACGATGATGCAATTCCAACTTTAGGCGCACCAAGTTTGGCAAGTTCATCCCTAAGGTCTCTGACACCCTTCAAAGCCGCTTGTAGGGCATCTGTAAAGCCACCAAGAGGATTAGTTGAGGATAACTTCATTGCTGCATATTGAGAAGCCAATAACTGTTGAGCAAGGTTGCCAGCCTCAGTTGAGTTGCCTAAAAGAATTGCTTGTTGCAATTTAAGGCGTAAAGTCTCATCCTCAGTTACTTTGCCCATTAGCGCAGCTGTGTTTTGGATTAAATCCATGTTGAGAACGGCTGAGGCTTTGTCTAATAAGGTCTTTGCCTTTTGTAATGCTGTTTGTTCTTTAAGTGCCTTAGTTTGTTTAGCTGCTAGTGCAGCCAATTCCTTTTGGCGTTTAGCCGCTAGTGCATCAGCCTTTTGGCGTTCTTTAATAGTTTTCATAAACGCAGGGCTTAAACCTGGAGTAAATGCTGACATCGGATTGTAAGGTGTATTAGGTGTAGCGCCCATAAAATCATTGCTAGTAAGTTTGTCTGTTTGTGGGGCTAGGTTTTTAATTTTGCCTAAGAACCCAATCATTGTTCCAAGTCCGGCAATGATGTCTGATACGACTTGTCCAAAAGATTCTATGTTAGTTGTAGCCTTGTCAATATCGCCACCACCAAACGCTGAGGTGATAGCGTCAGTTAAACCTTTGCCAATAATCTCTTTAGCGTTGCCAGATGCAATACTCAGTTTATCCATTTTGCCAGCATAAGTCTCAGCAGCTAAAGCGGCCTGACCAGTAAAAGTCTGGTTTAACTTATCTTGAATCTGTTGGAAAGACATTGTGGCAAGTTCGGCATTAGTTAAACCTAAATTGTATTTCTTAAGTCCTTTGAGGTTGCCTACGTATGCCTGACTCAAATCTGTAATTGCTGTGTCTAAACCAACCCCTGCACCTGCAGCGGCGTTTAACGCAGTTCTCATAATGTCCTGAGATGCGGTAACTGATTGTGTGGTTTGAATTAGTTTTGCAAAAGCCGGCCTCAAAAGGTCATCTGCTACTGCGTAAGTCTTTTCAAGACCCGCAATAAAGTTTGATACGTTAGTTGCTTCATAGGCTAAGCCTAAGTTGCTAACAGTCTGTGTTAATTGTTTAGCCGCTTTATCATCTTCAGCAAATGCTTTTAATGATTGCTGTCCATAACGGAAAGCCTTTTGCGCACCAGCCAAACCAATGTAAGCCTTAGCAAGAGTTTTAACGCCTTTGCCTAAACCTGTAACATCTTTATTGGCTTTGCCAAACGCCGCCTTGCCTTTGTATTCAGCGCCAATACCAATCATTAAGTCTGTTGTTGCCATGACTAACCTACCCTTGCTCTAAACTTCTTGGCTGCGCCTTCAATGGCTTTAATTACTGCTGCGTTGGTCTTGCCACCATCTTCTGCCCATGCACGATAAATTAAACGGCCAACCATATAGCGACCACGGCGGCCTGAACCTGTGCGTGTATTGCCCTGCTTTAACGGACTAGCGTTGTCTAATGCTGAAATAAACTGTGATCCTGCTTGTGGATTGTTTGAGTGGCTAAAGTTCTTGTTAGTTCTAGGAGTTCCCTTAGGGGCTTTCATCATGCCGCCTGGATTCTTACGGCCAGCAGTTTCAAAGATAGCGCCTGAAGCAGTCTTGTTAGCAATAGAAGCTGCATAGGAAAAGCCACGTCTGTTTGGCCTTGATGGTGTGGTTTTGTAGCCAATGCCCCTACGCATAAGAGTTGCGTTATAGATAGGCCATTTGCCAGTCTTAGTTTCACCACGCCAATTAGAAGGCGTAAAGTCTGAAGGAATATAACCTCTAGCCTTTTTAACAATAGGCTTTAGTAATGCTGCAACTTCAACTTGCATTTCTTTGGCTAAGTCAGGTTCAAATTTGCGCAGGGCGGTGCGAAGTTGACTAGCGCCTTTTAGCTGCGTTGCCATTCTTCATCTCCTTCGCCCTGTCTCGCATAGCCATTAAATAAGTCTTGAACATTCGCACATCCATATCTATAAAGGATTGTGCAGGAATTCCCGTCTCTAGGCTCATTCGTGCAATGAGGTAGTGAAGGGAATCCCTAGTTAGTCCAAAGGGTCATCATCAAGAACTTCCACACGCACAAGCGTTTCTAAGAAGTCTGCGCCAAAAGGTTTAACAGTTTCTCCCGATCTGCGGATACATTCCCAGGCTAACCAATAAACGTCAGACTGTTTCTCATCCTCACGGAAGGCTTTGTGTAAGCCTTTCTTTGCATAGATTTCAAAGGCGAATTCTATTGCGGGTGTGATTACGTGAGTGGTATCGCTACCATCCACCCTTACTATTCTTAACTTTGCCATATTAGCCCTTTTCTTTTGTAGTTAGTTTAGAACGCTGTTGAAGATGATGGAACAATCTTGCTGTTACATGTGAATGTAATGTCAATAGTTGCTTCATCTGCTACTGCGCCGTTGATGTCTGTTAGGTTGTCAACTAAAACAGTTGTTGCGTAAGTCTTGTTTGTGGCTGATACCGCTGTGCCTTTTTCTTGAATCATTGAAACGGCAACTGTTGTTCCCCATGCGTCTTGCAAAGTTTGCAGAACGCTTGCAGAAGCGGTGTCGTTTAAGAATGATACTGTAATGGTTGATGCTTCTAGTCCGGTTACGAACTTGTGCGCTGTGTCTCCCATTGCAGTAACTTCTAGTTGATCTGCTTGGCGGTTAATTGTGACTGCTGTGACGTGATCTGATAGATCAACGGTCGCAATCTTAAAGCCAACTTTATTGTTTAGAAAAATTGCCATTGTTTATTCCTCGTCTTTCTTGGCTGCTGCCTTTGGGGTGGGTGCGATTTGACCGATCTTCTTCAAGAAAGCCAAATCCTCTGGTGTTAGATCGGACATATTAACTCCAACTCGTTAAGATACTCAGACGTATTTCCGTCGTGAGAAGGTCTCCAGCTGTTGAGTCAACTGACACACCAGACACAGAGCCAATGTTATAGTTTAGCGATGATGCCGCTAGTTTAGTAAATACGCCAACAATGAATTCTTCAATGTCCATAAGTGAACCCTGGTTGTCCAGAAGTGGCAGATAAAGTTTAATTCTAAAGTTAGCCAAAGGTGCAACAGTTATGTGTTGGTTATTGCTTGGCACAATATAAGGATCATCAGGTTCTACAACCACGCTGTTGGCCAGCGGTGAGGCAGGTGGAAAGGAAAATACCTGCCATACCGCCGGATTACTTAAAGCCGTTGCAATGGTAGAACGGAGAGTTGTGACGGCAACTGTCATCCGACTAGTCCACTTGGGTTTAAGTAATTCGCAATCAAACCACGAACTCTAGCAAGTAGTGTGTTGCCCATACGGTAAGGTGAAGGTGTAAAGCCATCTGGTGATACGCCACCAGCGTTTGAAAGTTGTCTTGATTGCCAAATATCAACAGCAATAAGGAGTGATGCTTCTCTAATTTCTGGCACAGTTGCAAAGTCAATGTTAGTTGTTGCCGCTACTGTCGCAAACGGTTGTATTGGGTTCTTAACCTGATCTGCGCCTGTGGCTGCATAGGTTATGGAATAGTTGTAAGCCGTCAAAGAATAGTTTTGGTAGTTAAGTGCAGATACCTGGACTGCGCCGTTAATCTCAGTAATTGTCTTAGTGCCGTTAAAAGGTGAGCCAGCGTTTGTAATGATTACGCTCTGGCCAACATACATGCCATGAGGTTGTTGAAAGTAAAGTGTTGCAAAGTTGTCTGTGATGCTTCTAGCAGCTGCGTAATAGTTGTTAAACCATAAATGCCCTTTGATTATGTTCTCAGCTGCTTGAGCGCACTCCTCAACAACTGCATTGTCATAGAGAGAACCGATACCTAGAACTGTGCGCAGTTCTGCTTGCGTAACGTATGTAGCTGCCATAATTTCCTCTCT